TTTTTTTTGTGATCAACGACGTAAAACGTGAAAAATAACAATCACTAACTTAATAGCGGAATATTGGAATACGAGTGTGAGTGCTCGGTGATAGCACCTTTTGAGCAAATAAGAAACAAAAGTACTGAGTACGAATTGAATGTGATAGAATGAGTGGTCGAGACTTTTTAAGGAACGGTAAAAATAACCCCTTCCAAATAGAATCTTGAAATTAAAACAACACGCTTGAGTTGAGCTGTGTGGCTATAACATCCACTCGTCCTGAATTTGTAATGGCAGAACTTAAACTAGGAAAACTAATTGTAGCAATGCTTGACCCAGGAGCATTAACTGACACTATGAACATCATTTGTAAGACGTTACCGGTGGCAGCTACTGTTGCAACGTTACCAGGCGATTGGGGAACGTAGGTATAAGCATTGTCCGCAGTGGGACCGGACCAAACTTGTAATAAATTCACATTAGCACCACCGGGTGGCCCACCCCAATTAGCTGAGGCAGACCAAACGGCATTGGCTGTGAACGTGATAGTAAACAAATATGATCCTTGGAGGATATATGATGGGAAGTTAAACTGAGTCGCCGCCCAAGTAAGACCCAAACTAGAATTAGCATTTGGTAAGATCGTAATATTAGCAAATATATTTGTGGCAGCGGTACATGCAAATGTACCGGTGAATGAATCAGTTAAAATAGATAGACCAAGGCCAGCTGTGGCGACAGGTTTGAAAAAGGCAATTTCATATATAATATAAAGTTCCCCTAAACTACCAGTAGTGTTGGCTTGTCCTTGAGTTGAGATATTAATATTACCCCAATCATAGGTCTTCGGATCCTGCCCAGAAGGGACAGCTCCAGTTCTAATATAACGATGAGGAAAGGTGGTTTGCCTGGGGTCGCACTCCAAGGCTTGAACCATCCTTTCCCAAGGCGCACAACTAGTGGCGTAATCAGCATTAGCTGATTGGACCTTGGACAGAGGGGCAGGGGTACCAGCGTTGTAGTCCACTGAGTATATAACTTCCCCAGAAGCATTGACGTGATTTGGAGAAACTAGTGGTCGATACTGAAGTAACGCCCCAAGTATCTGGTACTCTGCGAAATTGGCGGCAACATTCCGCAGCCAAGGGAACGCACGAGCTAAAGCAGGTTGTAGAGGATATTGGGTATTTACGAAAGTAACGGATGGAGCAATATCGGCGACGTACTCCGCGTGCCGCATTATATAAGCTTGCCCTCTGTTGACAATCTCTGGAGTTTGTGTTCCAGTAAGGAAGGAATTGGCGTTTACTTTCATATCCATTCCTCTTGCCCCTGTGTAATCCCCATCTCCAATAAGCTTCAAGGCTTTCCCAGTAAGCCCCGAAACCACATCGGCCACGGTTTTGACCCCTTTGACAGGACCGCGTACCAAATCGGCTAATGAAGACATGAAATCCCCGTGCCCTGATACGACATTTGAGGCACCTTTGGACAGTACCTTTTGCATGGCCCGCTTTCCGGAGACCGTGACTTTTTGAAGTTTGAAACCACTCGGTGATTCCATTTTCCTCATCATTTTCTTCATAGACTTTTTGGGAATAGATGACATTTTGAACTTCACTAGGAAGATTAAGAAGACAGGTTCTTAAAAGGGGAGTGACAATTACCGGTGAACCCTTTGATTCGGGGATTAAACGCCAGGACTCAGTACCCAGATATAATTCCCTAATGAAACCATCCGGCTTCCAACTACGAAGAATATCACTCCAAGCTATCGGGTAACCTCTAAGAAAAAGGATACCGTTTAATTGGAATGAATAATTACTAGCCAGGTACTCTATGTACCCAGAAATAATTGGCCTGAGCCTGGCATGACACCAAGACTCAATACGATGGGCACAAGCACGCAAATAGTGTAACCTAACATCATCTGACGATGCGCCATACAATAAGGAATCTATGACCTTATCATATTCAGGGACAGGTAAGTAAACATCACCCATATAATCAGGGGGCCCAGGTAATTGGACCACATGTTGGGACAGAAAATCCAGCTCCTGGACAGGTACTAATTCATCCGCTAGGGAGAAATTATGACCCAATTCCAACGCATAGACTTTAATGTTTCGTGAACCAATATCAA